GGCATGTATCACAAGAAAGCATGTAAACCTCTGATTTTGTTAGCTTTTAATCCAGGCGGGCACTACCACTTGACCTTGTGGCTCCAATAGCGCGCTGATAGCTTGCTAGGATTTGGGTCTTGCGCATTGTGCCGCGCGTAATAACTGCGCTTGCGGGCTTTATCTTTTGCCGTTTTTGGGGCGCTGCCGGCGCCCTTAACGCCTTGCTGGCCGAACCTGATCGTCTTCACTTGGTCGCCTTGCTTGGCCACTACAACATGCGATTTCGTGGGGTGGCTTGGCGTCCGTTTTGGCTTGTTGTAGCCGCTAACCCCAACACGGGCTAAACGCGGGTCTTTTTTGCTTGGCATTTGCAGAAACCCTTAATTTTATTCACTTTTTATGCATTTTTATGCATTTTAGCACTTTACTTTTATGCATATATGCACTATATTCTAAGAATAGTTAAACGCATGGAGGTGCAGATGACACAAAAAAGCGAAATCTACAGCGAGACACAGCTAGCCAGCATTTTTGCTAGCGCCGCTGCGCCGCGCAACGGTTGGGTAGAAACCGATGGCGGCCGGGCCGCTGCCGGTTATAAAGGCAAAACAGGCGACTGCGCGGTGCGCGCTGTTGCTGTAGCGTTGGGCCTTGATTACAAGGCCGCATATAATGAACTGGCCGCTGAAAACGCCAAGATCACCGGCGTTAAAAGCTGCCGCAACGGTATTTGGAAAAGCGCGCTTGAGGCGGTGCTTGCCCGTTACGGTTGGGAATGGCGTAGCGCCCCAAAATTTGAGGGGCGCCATGCCCGCGCCGCTGATTTTACAACGGCCGCTGGTTATAGCGATTTCATCATTGCCCGCATGGGGCGCCACTTCGTTGCCGTGCTTGATGGCGCGGTACACGATAGCTGGAATTCATCTCACCGTGCCGTTTATGGCTACTGGTGCAAGGCATAGGAGGGCCGCATGACTAAATTCTTCAAGCTTGGCGACAAAGTACGCCTCAACGACCCCGCTTCTTTTTACAACGGCCAAGAGGGCATCGTGGTTGATGCAATCGCGGCAGATGGGCATGTGGTTAAGGTGGCTGTTTACACCATCCACATCCAAAAAGAGGGTGCCGTTGTTAGCACCACCGCCCGCCAGCACATGCTGGAAGCGGCTTAATCAAATATCAGTTGCAGGCGCCACTTTGACACTTTCAAAGAGCGCCTGTAGCTGCTCTGCCGGCCAGCCGCCTTCTTTAGCCGCAAATGCGGCCGCTAATACGCAAGCCTCAACGCAATGCTGCCATTCTACCGACCCATCCAGCGCCAAGCCGCGCATGGTTACGCATAGGCTATAAAAAACCTCATCAACCTCATCGGCCTCATCAGTAACGCGCGCCGCATAGGTTTTGACGTCTGGAAACTGAATTACATTATCCGTCATACGATCCAACTCGTGTCACGCCGCACAATGTTGCGGCTTGACCAGCGGCTATGCATGCCAGCCGCCATTGCGCCTTCACCCGCAAAGCTTAGAACAAACGCATCGGCAACATCGGGTGAACGCTGCCCGCGCTTTTTCATCTCGTCTTTGCTTTCGATCTTCAGCTTGCCGGTGGAAAGGTATTTATACCGCACCGCCGTTATCTCGCCGATCAGCGTTTCATCGTTTGGTATGCTAACGTCACGGCCTTCAAACCATTCCCGCGCATTCCAAAATAACTCATCTCGCAGCCGGCTAAACTTTTCGCGCAGCGAGGGGCTTTCGCTAACGGCAATGCCTACCGCCGGCAGCCCTAACTCCATCAGGCGGTCAACAAGCCCGGCGCCTATGCCAATGCTATCAATATAAATCTCGGTCGGCCTGTCCATGTACCGGGTGGCCTCGTACTCCGTCAAAATAATGCCGGCCAGTTCCATCAAATCCTTGTTTTGCCAAGTCTTGATGGGCTCTATAAGAACCTGTCCCTGCCTTTTTGCCAGTGCCGTTCTATCCCCGCCATATCGCGCAACATCAAGGCCCCAAACCACCGGTGTAGTCGGCGCCATTTCAATTTGGCGCACAACCGCGCTTTCAACCAAATGTAATGGCACAAGAACATCATCCGATTGGGTCGGAAATTCGCCAAGAACGCGGACGCGAAAGATATTGCTTTCTTCGCCATATTTGCCAGCCATGTCGGCCACAAATTTTTCAGAAACCGTGTCAGCATCTAAGCAACTCACCGTCATGCAATGCCACTGGTCGCGGCTGGTGTGGAATGCGTCATAGAAAAAGCCATCAGCACGGGTAGGGTTCCCGCACATAATCACCTTCGAGCCGCGTGTACTAAGTGCGCCCTCACCCACTTGGAAAACCACATCAGGTATCCCCGATGCTTCCTCGCAGATGAAAAGCATGTTTTCGCTATGAAAGCCCTGTAGCGCTTCCGGGTTTTCACGCCGGCTAGTACGCGCCACCGCAAAGCTATCAGTTGCGCCTTTAAGGCTTATTTTGTCGCTTTTGAATTCAAGCAGGTCTTTGAAGCCTTGCGGCAGTTGCCGCGCCCACTTGTCAATCTCTGTCCACAAAACATCATTAAGCTGGTGCGCCGTGTTTGCCGTAACAGCAATCTTGGTTGGGTAGCGCGTTAATAGCCACCACAACACCGCCCACGCCTCGAAAGCCGTTTTGCCTACGCCGTGCCCACTTTTTATCGCAAGCTTGTCATGCAGCGCTATAGCGCGCAACGCATCGGCCTGCCATCTTTGCGGCTTCGCGCCAATCACGGTTTCAACAAACAAAACCGGATCATCGCGCAGGCGCATGATAGTGCCTTCAACGCTGGCTTCCATGCCCGCCCCAATCCCGCGTCGCATAGGGGAAATGCGCCGCTGCCGTTTTCCTGTTGTAACTGCCGCGCCCCTTTTTTGCGCGCACTACCCGCTGCCTGTAACGGCGGTTGCGCAAACTTGCGGCTGCTAGATTTTTTTTCATGGCTGCCCCTATTTTTTGTGGGGGGCAGGTAGGGAGGGGTGAAGCAAAATCAGGGGGGCCGCGAAATCAGAGGGGGGGGTGTTTTTCCCGTCAGATTATTTTCGGCGCCAGTTTTTGCCGGCGGTAGCACCAGCATAGCACCACCCGGCGCTTTCTGGCAGAACCGCTAGCGTCCCGTCAGGTGCAGCACCTAACAACTAATGCACGGCGTCAGATTTGTTAACCGAAATCCGGTTATCTCGCGCGCGTACTTCTTGCGGTGTTATGCTCCCATCACGTTCCGCAACCAAGTCAGCTACACCCTTCAAAGCATCCACATAGCTGCTTTGCGCACTGTGTTCGACCTGCATGCGATCCCCAAAATTCTTGCTTGCCATGCGCGCTGCTGACCATTTTAGCCCGTCAATAGCTACCCGCGCAGCATTGCTATCCTTTAGCTTGCCAGCCAATAAAGCCAGCGCAATCTCCGCTACTTTTTCCCCATATAAATTGCCCCTCTGTTCTTTTGCGTCAGCAAAAGCCGCTGCAAAATCAGGGTCTTGCTTAGTCCAACGCCAAACTGTAGCCCAATCAGGCATATCGGCATCACGGCACACGCTAGCTTGTGACCTGCCCTCTGATATGCGCTGCAAAAAGGCTGCAACGGTGTCTGGTGTTTTTTTGCTAACTGACATTGCTTTTCCGAGTTGCTTTACTTTAGCGCATTGCATATATTCATACTGAAAGTGCATATATGGAGGTGACTATGCAAAACTTGAACGAATATGAACAGGACTGTTTTAACCGTGCCGCATACTTTACGGCTTGCAGAGGCAAGCGCAGCATTGGCACGTTTGTTAAGAAAACTTTCGACACATTTGACGCTGCGCAGCATTATGCCCGCTTGCAAGCAGATGGCCGCACAATGATTTATGCTGTAACTGCACAAGGCCGCGATGCGCATATATGCAACGCCTAGCCTCTTTCTAAAACCTGCAAATGGGCGCGCTGGATATCTAGTGCGCCCATAAATTTATTGACCGCTTCCATTGGCTGACCTTCGTTGCCGCATGTGTAGCAATCAACCGACAAAAAGTTGCGTTCTGGAAACGTGTGCAAGCTGAAGTGGCTTTCACTTAGCAACCACACGCCAGTCAGCGCCAGTTCGTCAAAATAGTGCAGCTTTTCCCCAACGACTGTCATGCCGCTGAAGCCAAGCGCTTCAACCACAAAGCCAGCCAGTTCTTTGCCGCTGGCTGGGTATTCATTCAGCCAAATGTCTGCAATAACGTGCTGACCTTTAGTCTGCATCGGTGTCGCCACCAAATGCCAATTTAATATCGCCAAGCGCTTGCGCTGCCTTTTGTGGGTCGCCTTTACAAAAGACCAGCACGTTCTGATGCATTTTGCCTATCTTGCGGCTGGCTAGCATGGTGCGGCCGGCGCGCAACGGCAAAGTGCCGGCGCTGTTGACTAGAATGATTTCGTTATAGAAGCCGTAACCGGCTTGCTCCATTATGTCGATGGTTTTGGGTATTGTGCCGATATACCGGCCATCTTTACCCCTAACCTCACCCATCACAATGACCGCGAACCGGTCATTTTTTAGCTTTGCATATGTGTTTTGCAAAATCCGCTTATAAACTTGGAAAAAGTCACTGTGTGACATTGTACTCAAGTCCAGCGGGTTTTCGCTGTAAATTTCCAGGTCAGCATATGGCGGGCAGCTAAATACCAAATCAACGCTGCCATCAGCCACATGGTCATCCATGTTTTCACTGGTGTCGCAAATATATTGGCAAGGCAGCCCATCAGCGTCACAACGCTGCTGATTTAATTCAGCCTGCTCTTTGCGCAATTCTATGCCACAAAATTGCATGCCGGCGGTGCCTGCCACATAGCCAAACACTGTATCACCAGCAAAAGGGTCAAACGCTATGCCGCCCTCTTTACCAAACCAAGCAACAATAATTTCAGCCAGCACCGGATCAAGCAAGCTGACCCCGCTGTTAAGGTCGCCAAGCATGCCGCCTTTTGCCAGCGTATCTTCCCGGCTTTCGCCATTGTCGCCAATCTTAGACCGCCAAGCCCGCTTGCGCTCAACCCAATCGGCTTTGCGCGTATCAAGCACACTAAATGGCGGCTGGCCATAATTGGCCGCCATGCTGCCAGCTACACCGTCAGCGTATTTTTCTTCTGGCTCATCAAATAACTGCGTAATTTCTTCTAAATCGAAACCGGTCAGCGTAACGTCATAACCATCGCCTTGCAGATCGTTTATTTCGATCTTCAGCATTTCTTCATCCCAACCGGCATTCAGTGCCAGCTTGTTGTCGGCTATGACATAAGCGCGCTTTTGCGCCTCTGTTAGACCAGCCAGCGTTATTGTTGGCACTTTGCTACTGCCTAACCGCTGCGCGGCTGCTAGGCGCCCGTGCCCGGCGATAATGCTGTTGTCTTCATCGATTAGGATCGGGTTGGTCCACCCAAATTCTTTAATGCTGGCGGCTACCTGCGAAACTTGTTCATCGCTGTGTGTTCTGCTGTTGCGCGCATACGGCGTCAGCACTGACACGTCAAGCCAGCTAACGGCGAGGTCTCTCATTTGGAGTTATCTCAATTTTT